GAGGAAAGGGGGTCGGTGGTGTTCTCTTGCTCACAAAAAACCGCCCGCCCTTCGATAAATTACATTTTTTGCAACTTGCAACTAAATTATCATCACTATCATTACCACCTAGCCTACGAGGTATCACATGATCGACAGTATCAGCCTCTTGACCACAATATACGCACAGAAACTGACCAGATCGCAGAATGCGTTCCCTGATCTTTCTCCATTGTCTTGTTGATCCGGTAGATCTTAAAGCTGACTTACTCAATACCATCCCTTAATCTTATGATGTTGTAAAGCATTGCAAGGATTATCGTATCGCTTCTTTATGTATTTCAATTGCCAATCAATTTGTTTGTATCCATCAACTGTTGCTAACCATTTAGATCTGCCTTGAGGAATACCATAATGACTACCATTCTTGGCTTTTGGATTCCATCTAGATTCTTTGTAATTTAATTCATCTAAACAATAAAATTGATCTAAGTTGTTAAGCTGTATAAATGCCCATTGTCTGTAATGATTTGTTTTATCTAATGAAGCAACGGAATAATCTTTTAATAAGCCTATGTTTAAGGCTATGAACAGAGGTATCACCAAACCAAACCTTGCGATCTTTCTGCTTCGCAGATCGCCCTTTCGCTCTGAAAGCGAATTTGCGTTTAAGGGTATCACATATGTCAAATACATTTTACAACCTTTCATCATAACCGCAGGTCAGACGGCAAGTCATATAGACATCCAACCAATGTATTGTGCATTAGGATTATCTAAAAGCCATTGCTCCCGCAGCTTGTTTTGATAAGCCCAATTAATTTCGTGTGTCATTTCGTCATGATTAGCGCACATGTATGGCACTCCTGATCTACGAACATCCAAGACCCGCATTTGGTGCATCTAATGACAGGCTCTTGAGTGTCAGTTGCTTCTGCTAGATTCTTTGTTCCAATGCAATTGCAACGCAAACATTGATATACGCGAAATCCATGAGCTGTGGAATAACCTTCCAGCCAAATGAATTCAGTATTACCAGAGCAGCCATTGCATTTGAATTTAACCACCTTTACCAGCCCATCCAGTTCCCTTAAAGATTGCCGGAACTGCTGAATAGACACGCTTTAACTTAGCCCCACATACTTGACAACAAGGGATTTCGTGCTCCATTGGAAGATCCAATACAATACTTAACCCCTCGCCATCACATTCGTATTCGTAATTAGGCATGATACGGAATTCGATTGATTGCGTGGCAGTTATAGCATCGAAGCAGATCGCCCTCATGAAGTAATCTGTCATCGTTGCATAAGTCGCAATATGTTGTTGATGGCTCTACTTTAACTCCGTCATCTGTAAAAGTTGCAGTTAGACCAGAGCCGTCAATGATTTGTAATTCACCCATTTATTCACCTCCTTCAAAATACCATTTTCCGTTAGCTGTAAGTTTTGCCCATTTAGGTTCGCATTGTTTTGCCTTGCATACATAACCATAGTAAGGCTTGCCTCCTTTAGATATACCTTCTTTAAGAATATGCCCATGCTGGCACGCAGGTGGCTCATTAGGTATTGATGCGCCAATTTCAGCCACAACATCACCAACAGACCACGCAACCGGATCTTTAGGTTTATCAGTTTCAAAACTATCTCTTAGGATTGTTTCAATTTGTGCCGACTTAGATCCAGCCTTGCCATACATATTTTGCCGGCTTTCCAACTTCTCTTTGAAAGATGAAGGTGCAACCACCTTGCTCATTTCCTCCTTAGATGCTCTCTTGCCTTTAGCTGCAAAACCTGCATTTGCAAGTGCTCTGCCAATCGCTGAAGTTTCGCAATTCTCCAATGCAGAAGTTGAATTGACACCACGATCCGAAATTGTTTCAAAAGCGAGCCCAGTTGCACACGGCTTTGCGTCCGCTTCCGTTTTGAATAATTTACAAAATACAATGAATCGAGTGTTAGATGCCTCGATGAGTTCAGTTTCGATTCTGTTGTCAGGAAATTTTCCATGCCATTTCTCCAATCTTGATTCGACTGTTTCATAATCCTCTAAATTAAATGCCATTATTAATCCTCCCAGTTTTCGTCTTTGACTGCATCGAGGACTGTTTTATAAACAGACCCATAGGCAATGAAGTCCTTGATACTGTCGTAATGATCTGGGGTTTCACTAAGCCGAGAAACCTTGACGAGTGCCATACATAATGCAGCTTGGTGCGGTGTAATAGGGAAATCGAGATATGCAGACCAAAGACCTGCAATTCGTTTGTGGTTATAGTAAGGATGTCCGTAGACACTTCCACGCTGCTGGATCGTAGTAATGACCTCATCAAAGAGTTGCTCAGTTTTTGTCATAATCAAATACTTCATCAGACTTTGTTTTAGTGTTCATTAGTCTGCGGTGTGAATCCCACCCATGAGCCCGACCTTTCCAATATCCATTTTGGAATGCGGTGTCTTTGATTTCATGAATGATCCATGCGCCTATACCTAAGCCCATAAATATCCAAGCCAGTTGTAGCATGTCGTCTTTTGCTGTCATGTTGCTCCCTTTACCCACAGCGTTCGTGTGGATACAGAAAGTATGACCTAAAGCAAGGACAGGCGGTTAATTACTTTCGGCGTGTTTTATAACGATTAGATAACGCCAATATCCTCAACATCATCGATATGGTCATCAATCGTGCGGTCGATATAGTCTGTTTCACGCCCCATAAGACTTTCCAAGAGCTGTAAAACTGCCATCTTTATTTATTGGGATCATTTGCACATTCATATTCTTGCCATCCCAGTCCATGATGACTATGCCCATTTGCCAGTTGGCGAGCCCTTTTGTGTAAGAAGCCTTTGCTCGGTTCATCAGGTTGCCAGTTTCTACGCCGTAAAGGGGTCTGTAAGCCCCGTAGAGCCCCTCTGAATAGGCTGACATACCTAGTCTATGGGTATGCCCACAAACCACGCTCTTACCAGCCTTCTTGGCTAAATTAAGGGCAGTCTGTCCAGCATTAGGATTCATGTTGCCTTCATCGCCATGAGCCAAGATCCAGCCCTTTTCAAATTCAAAAAATGTTTTGTGGAATGTAATGCCCATAGAATCAAAATCCATGAACTTAGCGTATTGCAATTCGGGAAGTGAGATCATTCCCGGAACTTTTAATAAAGTGTTATATAAGCGATCAGTATGATTACTGCGGATGATATGAGCCTCTCGGCTGTGCTCTGTGAGAGCCCAAAGGATCTCTTGAGTAGCTGTGCGGTCATCATCCAAAGTTTGTTGATAAGCCAAAGGTGTTTTTTCAGCCCAACGGCTAATGGTTTGAAAGTCAATCTCATCGCCAACGCATAGAACGCTGTCAAATCTTTCACGCTTCGCCAATTTAATAACATTCTTGACGGCTGTTTCATGATGGTATGGAATTTGCAAATCACTTATTACTAAGTATCGCTTAATCGTCATCCTCATCGTCAGTTGGATCTATGGAAGGAATTATCCCTCCATCGCCTACGATCCAATCAGGGAAAGTCTTATGCTCGGTCATTAGCCAGAATGCGTGCTCTGGTGTGAATCCTGCTTTACGAGCTGCTTTATAACATTCATGCAATGCGGTGTAATGCTGATCGATCTTTGTTAATGGTTCAGGAGATTGGCGAACGACACGACGATTGATCTTTTTGCGTTTGATAGGTTTTCGAGTGTTCGCCATAATTAAAATTATCGCTTACTGATTAACACAAACAGATCATCGACACGCTGTTCTAATCTTGTAATTTGGTCTTTGATCGAACTTCCAGAATTGGGCTTTAATTCTTGTAAATAAGATTTAATAACCCAGCGCAGACCCAGCAATAAACTTGTTGATATGGCGCATACGCCAACGGCGATACCAACCCATTCGTTTGCTGTCATTTCGCATTGATTCCATAATCAACCTCTTTGCCAGATTTTGGATCTAATGCCTTAGCGATCGGTGCTACTAATGCTCCAGCCAAGATTGCAAACTCTGGTCTGATGTCAGCGACAATTGCCAAAAGGACAGTAATGCCGGAAGCAGCCACAGCTCTTAAATAAGATTTAATTGCAGCCTTGTGTTTGTTAGATAGTTTCATGCGTTGCCTCCTAGTAGTGGGATGTCTT